GCTTCTCGATCCGATTCTTCCTCTCGCATGACAGGAATGTGATGCTCGGTTTCGATGTGTTCGTAGAGCTGGTTCTCGTTCTTGGGAAGGTTCTCGATATCCTCGGCCTTCAGGCCGTGAAGGGCAATACAGTATTTACAGGCAAGAGGCATTTCACTACCGGAAAGCGGCTGTTGCGTGATGGAAGGCTTTAGGTGATTCGAGATCGCCGTTCAACTGCTTCATGATCCGCTCACGCATAGCATCAGCATTCAATCCCAGGACCGCTGACCAAAAGATAAATCCCCACTCCTTGTCGTCCATCAGCCAGTGCAGCGCATCGTTCCTGTGGATCTCTGCTTCGTTCCGCTTGTTCTTCTGTCTGTGGTGGTTGGGATCCTCTTTGGCATCCTTGAGGGCTTGCATCATCACACTGACCGCTAGGTGACGTTCGCCCTGATTTGCGTTGGATTCTTTCTGTAGGGTCCTGGGGGAGTTTCGTTTCGTGAGCATCACTTTGATCTCGTCAGGTAACTCCATAGCCTCGCCATCAGTCCCGGTTTCTTGTAGATGAAGGGAGCCCTCAGCCCGAAGGGTACTTCATCGCCATGAAAGAAATGGCAACTGGCGCAGTACTTGTTCTTGACGTCTTCGGGATGCCAGCTAGTTCGCTGGCAGCTAAAGCATTTGATCCCGGTGAGTTCTCTCCCGGTGAGTTTGTCGAGTTTGTGAACGAGCGCGTAACTATTCGGCAAGGTAAGCATCAATCGCCCTCCGGACGATCTCTCCCTGGCTGATCCTCTTCTTCTTCGCAGCCTTCTCAAGCATGGGGAGCTGGCGACGCTCGATGAAGTAGTTTCGACGAACCTTGGTGAACTGGATAAATTTCGGGTCCCTTTTCATGCTGCTACCTTGTGAACGATTGCCTGTTTCCAGAGTTTGGTTTCATCACACTGACAGAGCATATAGTGGATGCCGACCTGATCTCCCTCGACCCAATAACCACCCGCTGCATGGATGCAGAGGCTTTCCTTCTGCTCGACCCATTGCCCCCCCCTGTTCTTCTTCAAGAGTCCGATTCGCCTGTGCGCCCTGAGCCTAAATCCTACCCCTGGCTTTTGGATGCTTGGCAAGTCCACATACCCGTTCTTCTCGTAGTGCCGGTAGAGGATATCGCCCAGGAGTTTCTTGAGGAGATTCTGACCGCGGACCTCGGCAATCGCTCGAGGAGTATCCAGGTTGGGCGGTTCGTGTCGTGGCTGGCCCTGGAGACCGCCTCCGAAGGGCTGAAAGACGTTATCGTAATTGGCGATATTGATTCTCTGACCCCGCGCTGCGTCGAGTTGCTGATTCAGATGGTCATTGATCCTGCCCTGGATTAACTGTCCTGCTTGTCTCGCAGTTTGCTGATAGCGGTAGTCGAACTCGGTAATCCGGAGGTTCTGGATCGCTGCGGTGGTCGTCGTCCCGTTGGTAAAGATCGCGTTGTTGTCAGCCGTACCACCCGTCTGATTGTTGTAGTCGAAGGCGAACACCCGATCCATCGTGCGGTCGTCGTAATGAGTCCTGATGTTGATATCCCCACCGAGCGCACCTGACTGAATCGTTATGTTCGTTCCCGGCTCAATGTAGAGGTTATTGTTGGTTGCCACACTCAGGGTGTTGGTCGTGTCGAACATGAAGTTCGCCCTGTTGTTGTCTGTCGCTGTCGTGATGGGTGGGTCAGCCACTCGACCTCCTCTGAATCCAAAGATGTTGCCTAAAAGACCCTGCCAGAAACTCATCCCCCAACGGTCTGAGGGATGCCCAGGATGCTCTCAATCGTCTTGTCGAACTTGGTGATCTTCTCACCCTTCTTCCCGCCGAAATTCATCTTGAAGAAGGCGTAGCCTTTCTTCTTCAGCTTGTTGAAGGTCAACTCTGTTGCAGCCACTTCGTCGGGATCGTTCGGGTCCCACTGGAGCTTCACATCACCTTCCTTAATGTCCATGAAAGCGAGTTCGTGTTTCGGTTTCTCGATGGTTGCGAGTGTCATTGGTTCTCCTTTACAGCATGAAAGTAGTTAACATTCCCCAAGGTAGGTGGCCGCTTCGCGGGGTGTGTACTAAGCACGTCCTTCGTCGGGCTTTTCAGACTGGAGGAGAGAAGAGTCGCGACGAATAAAGCGGCCACATTCATTTTACTACACCTTTGAACGGTTTTGGCGTTATGTCGGGGAGGCATCGAACTCTCACCCCCGATACCCCCCCTACCTATGAATCCCTGGGCACAGCCTGTGTAGGCTCCAAAGACTCAGCCATGAGCCTATCACAAGCGGGTGTGTATGTCGTTAAATAAATTTAAGAGGGGGATCATGCGGGACTCGAACCCGTGTCACCTGATTGAGCGTCAGGTATCTTTGCCTGTTAGACCAGGACCCCCCACAGGAACTTCAGGGTGAAGTTCTCAGACCGCTTACAAACTTCCCAACGACCTCAGCCACCTGTGGCCCTCTCTCACGAATTATGAAAGTGAGCGTAGTGGTGGTTCTTGGTTTACCCGGAACATCGGGTGTCGGTTCCAGCCAGATCAGCTCAAGTTCCTCTGAGAACGCGCTTTCATCCCCGCTGCTGTTCAAAGCCGTTACACGATAGAACGTGCTTTGGCCGAACACGACCGGACCGGGATCGGTCCAGGTGATGCAATCGGGTGAGCAGACGGTCAACGGAGTATGAGAAACCGTCGCTACTCTGTTGAAAGCCACGCAGGTTGCTGGACTCGGATTCGGGTCCGTGCATGAGGCATTGGAACTGTACGCTCCATATTCTACTGTCACTCCATCTGTGTTCGCGTCCCAAAAGAGCGGAGCGGGAAATTGAATCTGCTCCGCTTGCCCTAAGGCTGGACTGATAAAGAACAACAGAAGGAATAGCTTCCTCATACGGTCCCTCCTGGGCCACCTGTCGGTGGCGGTGGCGGTTGCAGCTCTTTCTTGATCAACTGAATGAGTCCTACTACCGCAGCACCAGCTGTACCGATCCCAAGCCACAGTTCAGGGGATAGAAAGATCCCCGCAGCGGCCAAGATGGTCGCTATTCCCTGGTAGCTGCTTGGCTCCTTCAGCCTCGCTGCAATCCATTGTAAAAGTCCTTCCATGATTTACCTCCTTTTTGGTGGTTAATCTTTGTCTTTCCCTATTTTCTCTTGGTCGTCAAGGTATCCGAGCCAAAGTTGGCACGAATCCGCAGCAGCATCTGTTCAGTTATCGTGTACAGCATTTCCTCGCTGCAATCGTAATGCGTCATATACAGGCCGATGTTCGACGCCACCCACATCGCGCAATCATTCGGGTCCATCTCCTGCTTCTTGATCCACATGCGCAGCATCCCCCTCGCCCTGGCTTCATTGTCCTTGTCCAGAATAACGCTATCCAGGAGCTTCATGGCCGGCTCGAGGAATCTCTGACTCTCTTTCAGCGATTTAATTGTTTTCTCGGCCTTCTCTTTCCCGCCAACGGTCGATTCATAGATCGTTTCGCCAATGCTCGTCACGACTTCGATATCGGTCCTATCCCGCTTCGCGTTCGTTGAAGTGACGATCCCCGCCATCATCCAGATCAGGAAGTCTATCGCCTCTCTGTAGTCGTCCTTGTACAGCCTGTGAGTCACCGTGAACAGTTGAATCCCGAATCGCTCCACCTTCCACTCCTTGTGCATCCGGAGGAACCGTCCCATGGCCTCCAGGCCCAACTGAATCGATTGTGGTTCCGTGCACAGGATCATATCCTTCCCCCCCAACGCCCTTTTCAGCATATCCGGGGACAGAGGGCATCCAGGAGCCGCCGAACTCATGATCCCCGCCAGCGATTCAGCATCGAAATCAGCTTTCGGCAACGCTATCACGGGCGGGAGCCCCTTCACCGAGTACGTTTTGGGGGGGGTTGGCATCGTTTTGGACAATTCATTGATGATAGACGACACCGGTATGAGGTCTACCATCAGCAACAGCCAGTATTCCCTCGAATCCAGAGCCGTAAATAGCTCGTCCTTGTCACCGCTTGGAAATAGGTCGGTTATTTGGTCCATACCAGTACAGGCGTGTGTACTACGAGATTATATCTCTTTCTTCATCAACTCAACCTCAATCGCGTCTATTCCCCGCTCGATATAGCGCAGAGTGAGCTTGTTTGGTCGAGCAACTTTGTTCGTCGCGTACCGAAAGAGAGTCGTGTGCGCTGGTCCCTCCTCACCGTTGACGCGGTGCATTTCCCGGCACATGCGCTCCCAACTCCATCCCGTTTTTTTGTGTAGCCTGAGCAGCCTTTTCGTGATCTTCATTCCCTATCCCTCCACTCAAGTCGGAAATCAGCAAGATGATCGCTATGATGATCACAACGATGATCAAGTGAATCCAGTTCACTCCTCTTCCTCGACGTCCTCTGCCTCCCCCCCCTCAAAAACAACAATCCCTCGCTTGAAGTTCTCGTTCAACTCGGCCACCTGAAGGATCAGCTCCAACGTCAACTCCCGGTCGGCGTTCCTGCCTTCCTTGTCCACCAAAATATTCAGTCGCGTTTTTAGTTCTTCCATTTTTGCCTCCATGTTTCACATGAAACCCGTCTTGTCTGACATTGTGTGAAGGTCCCCTATCCCGGTGATGCTGTGGAGCTGGCCCATGACCATAGCCGCCAAACCATAATCACTCTCGCGCCAAGGCCGTTGCCGCGACGACCAGCTCCCGCCGTTTGAGTCGCCCTATACCCTATCACGTCGGTTATTTACTAACACCCCCGTCGATTTCCAAAGACTAACACTCCCGGTCAAATCGCCCCGCCCCCGCCCACATTGAGGGGTATGGTCGGCCTGAGCCATGCGGGGACCAGGGCGAACTCTATAGCGTGACTAGCGAGCGGCCACGCCGCTCTCCAACCTTACATTGTGTGTATGTGTAGGTCAAACGCCAACAGAAAAAATAATTTTTACTGTCCCTGCTTATGGGGTAAGGCTATATAGGCCGGAGCCGGGACTCCGGGTCCGCCGGAGGCTTCCCCGGTCCTGCTTCCTTCCTTCCTTCCTCTTGATCTTGCTGCACTCGCTCCCGGCTCCCGCCGCCGATCTGGGGGGCCAGCTCCAGGGCCACCGACCAGGGCCGAGCAGCTCACCCAGGGCCAGGGCGAAGCGATCCACGCCGACCAGGGCCACCGCCACGCCGAGCAGGGTGAAGGCCACGCCGACCAGGGTGGAGGCCACGCCGACCAGGGCCACGCCGACCAGGGCCACCGATGCCGGCCACCTAGCCTGGAGATCCCAGGCCACGCCGACCAGGGCCACCAGCTACGCCGACCAGGGGCCAGGGTGAAGGCAGCGACCAGGGCCACGCCAACCCAGGAGCCAGGGCCAGGGCGGTGTTCCGTAGTCAAGAGTTTCAGGAACGGTTCCGGGCCACCTCCACAGGCCAGTAGATCCAGGGGTTCAGGATGCGCGATTGTGGGGGGTTTACGGTACAGACTTTGCCAGGGGAATATGAGACAATCAGAACAGTGGTTACTTCAAAGGGAAAGGAGGGAACATGGACGAACCAACCAGGGCGAAAGCTCGAACCGTTTACCACTCAGCCAAGCTAGTCGAAGCCACCGCAGCCGAGATCGTGGAGCGATCAAAGCTCAGGATGCTGTCGCAGCTAACAGCCATCAGGCCAGCCGACCAACAGGACGAAGCAATGCTGGCACTCATCAACAATCTAGTGAACATGGGCCAGGGTGAATAACTCACCCCTCCCCCCCGCCTTCTATCTACCCGGAAGGCGGGGCGGGTTCGCAGGGTAGGAGGAAGAAGGAAACGACCATGTATGAAAGCGCGAAGGATGCAACACTCGCCAGCAAGATCGTTGTAGACACTGGAGCCACCCAAATCACTGTCGCTGTTAAGCAGTATGACGGGAAGGAAGTGAAGGTGAGCATTGATCGAGCAGTCAAGACCAAGAAGGGCGAATGGAAGTTTGCCAAGCTACGCAGACTCGCAGCCGATGAAGTGCTGCCAGTGTGTGAGGGATTGACATGGGCCAGCACGACCCTGGCAGCTACCGAAGCTGCCTGACGTTGTGCCACTGATCCCAGGAGCCTGACTCTCTCCTGGGATTGGCTGACATAACGTCGCACCGATGCAGGAAGGAGGAACCGCTATGAAACTATGCAAGCCACGCAACGCAACACCGAAGGAACTGCTAGAGATTGCCCTATGCTGTTCAAAGGGTGGCCCGGATCTGGAGACAGTCCAGGGCCATCTGGAGGGCGCAGCAGTCGCAGCCTTCGACCACTACACAACGGACAGTCCAGGCTATCAAGGCACGGTGTATGCCGTGATATGGCCCGGAGGCCCGGAGCTAGTGGGTTCATTTATTCGTGAGCAAACTGTGTACCAAGCACCGGACGGAACCGGGGAAAAGACAGCCGACTATATCGTAGAGGCCAGCACTCCACGATTGAAGCCAGTTCTCCCCCCCGATCCCGGCGCACCCCTGGACACGGCAGAGCTAGTCGAAGGGCTGGAGGCCAGTGGGCTGAGTGTCCATGTGATTGATGAGAACACCGACTTCAGCAAACTGCCACCACTCAAGTAGACACACAACACGGCCCCCGGCGAACAGGTCGGGGGCCAGGAAGGGAACACAGTTGAACGCACTACACATCATCATCAGAATAATCACATTGGCCCTTTGCTTTGCGTCCATTGGGCTGCTCTAGGAGGAAGAATGATAACCATACAAATCGAGACAGATAACGATGCCTTCAAAGGCCACATCGGAGCAGCCCGGATCGAAGTGTCGCGCATCCTGTTGGAGCTATCCGAGAGGATACGCGCCGGGAGCCGGGGACAGTCTCCCACACTGACCACTACCAAGCTGGTTGACTACAACGGTCAGACAGTTGGAAAGGTCACACTGACAGACAATGAGGAAAGGTGGATCGGATGAACGTCTATGTCAATTTCCTGGTAGATCGTCTGCACGTTGGAACCCCAATGGTGGAGATCGTGAGAGAGTTTAGAAACAGATTCAAGAAGGGCCAACCCGATGGACTGAGCGCAGCCAACAGGCAGGAGCGCAAGCGCATTTATAGACTCGCCATAAATCGCCACCATGCCAACCGACAACTCTATAGAGATGTGATGAGAGGGGGATTCTAATGGGTTACGCCTTCATGGTCGGAAACTGTCTAGTGTGTAAACAAATGTTCTCGTTCAATCCCATTCTAGTGCCATCCCATAGGGTGAACGGAGTGAGGGAGCCAGTGTGCAAACATTGCATTGACGCAGCCAATCCAGTGCGGAAAAAGAAGGGACTTCCCCCACTCACTTACGCCCCTGGAGCATACGAGCCAGTAGACGAAAGGGAGCTACCATGAGAAACGGGAGAGTATTCTGCACGGCCTGTCGGACCCACACAGCGCACCGCAGGGACTACCGCAACGGGTGGATAATCTGTCGAGTGTGCAAGGCAATCAACGGCCTGATCCATTCGCAAGATTGAGCGCACCGCCTCTCCTGGCAACAGGAGGGGCCAGTGGGCTGAATCAATGGCCCGGAAAGGATAGGGAATATGCCAAGAAAAGTGACAGAGAAGTGGGAAGTCATAAGCGAGTACGCCGACCAGGAAGCCGTGGACGATGGTGTGCTGGTTGTCGTGACAGCAGAAGGCAAGGTGAACAGAGTCACCGCAGCCGTGTTTGCCAAGTACACAGAGGAGCTAGGCGGGGGAGTGGTGACGGACTGCACCAAGCTGTTGAACGATGTGATCCCGCACATGGTAGCGCAGCCGATGGACAGGGAGTGGCGAGTCGGTGAATGGGAGAAGGAGAAGTTGTGGCTGCTGCCGAATGAAGTGGACGGTTTCACGTTGATGTTTCCTAGCGACTATTGAGCGCACCGCCTCTCCTGGCAGCAGGAGGGGCCAGTGGGCTGAATAAGCTGTGAATATACACACCTTTTTGATACAATCAGGACAGTGGTTATAGGGAACAAACAACAACAAACGAAAGGAGAAAATCGCATGGGTAAATCAACAGCCGTGGAGAGTGCTATGGATATGTTTGGGCAAGCCCCGACCATAGCCCCAAAGAAGGCCAAAGCATCGAGCAAGGTCCGGGCCATCGTCCAGTTCAAGGGCTTCGACTTGCTGGCAGCAGCAGGGATCGTGGAGAAGGCACTGGAGGACGTAAAGAAGCAGATGATGGCAGCGATCAAGGAACTGGCTACCGATTACCTTGTCTCGCAAATGCTGGAGATCAAGACGAAGCCTGACAGCTTCACCGCAAGGGGTGAACTGGCGAGTGGCTTGGTCAGTCTCAGAAAGCGTGGGAGCCATCTTCGTGTCGCACCTGACGCAGCAGAGGCACTACTGGAAAAGGGTGTGCCAATGGACATTCTTGAGAGTGTCCCGGAACGGCTCGTTATCAACCCGGAGATCCTGGAAGATCAGGAGTGTCTGCAAGCATTGGCAGAGGCCATCAAGGGCAATCCTAAGCTGGAATCCAAAGTCGTCATAATGAAGCAGGAAGCAGAGAAGCACTATGCGGTGAGTGAGGACACAATCCCCACGTTGGCCCGGACAGCCCCGGACGAAGATTTCATCAGGAACTTCATTGGGAAGCTGTCCAGTGTGAGTGTGAGTCGTTTCATTATGGACGGTGAGAAGGACTCCGTTGTGCAGAAGAAGAAGGCACTAGAGATCCTGTTTGATCGGGGCATCTTATAGTGACCTTCCCGGAGTGGCGGTACTTGTTCCCACCCAGGCCAGAGAGTGCGGTGACGCATGACCTCATTCAAATGTATGAGAAGCAGGGATGGGTGGGCCAGTACAAAAAGAATGGGACTTGTGCCGTTATTGGCATCGGTCCCGACCACTCCTTCCAGTGGATGAACAGGCACAACAAAGAGTTGAAGTGGTCCCCTACGGAGCGAGTCGCAGGGATGCTGTGGGAGATATTCGGCAGCAGCCAATGGACGGTCCTGGTAGGTGAACTGCTCCACTCAAAGGTGAGGGAGATCCGCAACAAGATTTACCTGTTCGACTACATTGTGCTGGAAGGTGAGTACCAGCTAGGGACCACATTCGGGCAGCGCGAGAAGATTCTCAAGGAAAGATTTGAGCCATACATCGGAGCAGAAAGCGAGTCACATTGGCTGGCAAACGAAGATGTGTGGCTGGCTAAAACGAAGCTAGGGAGCCTGTCTCATATCTTCAAGGGGATGCACAGGCCAGAGGACGAAGGGCTGGTGTTGAAAGATCCAGAGGGCAAGCTGCGAGACTGCGAGAGGGAGAAGAATACGAATGGGCATTGGCAGGTGAAAGTGAGGCATCCTAGAGCTAATTTTCTGTGGTGAAAGGAAGGATAGGGAATGATTCTAAAGCTAGATGAAAAGAGTTTGCTGGCAGACCTCCAGCACGACAAACAGTTGCAGGACATAGCAAGATTCGCCGGGGAGGAGCCGAGCGAGATCGTAGACGCATGGGTGAGCTACTACGCCTGTGAGTACACGGATGCCATTGGCACAACGGATGCCAGGGTGTACGCGATCCTGAACGCAATCATGCAGGGTGACGACTTTGAGTTTGAGGGGGAGGAGCCAGAGCCAGAAGCCTGGGAGAATCCCATGAACAGCTACGAGCAGAACAAGCGAGAGTATCAGTTGAGCTACGGACCCGAAACATACTTTGAAGCAGGAATGGAGGACGACTGATGATGGGACAAAGCCGAATTGCGGAAGGGAAAATCTCCAAGCTGCGACACACGCTGGCAAAGCTGGAGGATGGTGAACAGGAGCATTTGAGTGTCGGTGACGGTATGACTCCAGCATTGACTGAAGTGCTGCTGCGGGACGTTGCCGACGCTATGCGGGAGCTACACCGATACGTTCAGATGGTGGATCAGGAGTGTGAGCAAGCGAAGATCCAGGCGAACAGAAGGAGGTACTTTTGAGCAAGGAAATGTGGATTCAGGCCCATGAACAACTGATGGAGGAATACCAGGAGGAACACCCTAACGCGAGTTGGGATGAAGCCTATGACAAGTGCGCCGACGATGCCCAGGAGCGCATGATGGACAACCTAGCCGACCTTGCAGATCGAGAGAGAGACAGGAGGAAAGATGAGTCTTTACAAGATCAAGATTCAGACTGACAGCAAAGCCTTCAAGGGTGAGGAAGGAATGGAAGCCCTGGAGGTATCGCGCATCTTGGAGGAGTTAGCTGACAAGCTCAACTACAGACCCGTGCTTGAGGACCGCCACCTGTTCGATGCCAGGGGGCTGCGGTGCGGGAGTGCCTACATTACCAAGAGTGGAACCATTTACAAGGAGGAGGAATGAGCAATTTACCGCCCGGAGTGACGGAGGGAATGATCCCAGGAAACAGGCCAATAGACCTGGAGACTGAGCATTTGTTCGATGAGATTTACGGACTGATAGTGACGTTCGTAGACGCGAGTGCAGTTGTGGCTATGTACGATGTTCCAGAGATCCTGAGTGACCTGACTACAGAGATCGAGCGCGACATCAAGGCCGATTGGGAAGCGCAGAAACAGAAGTGCAAGCTGCCACCAGTAAACCGCTGCCGATTTTGCGGGGAGATCCCGGAAGATTGCGAGTGCAGCAGAGGAAAGGAAACGGCATACGCCTGTCGTTATCCTTGCGACGATGCAGTCTGGATAGAAGGCGCAGAGGAATGGTTCTGTTCAAATGCAGATCACAACAACAAGGAGGGAAAATGAATTTACTACACAGGGCAATTTTCGCAATCAGGCATTGCATGACAGGGGATGAGGGCCACTACCACTTGGATCAGATGAAGATCACCAAGCACGTTGCCCAGGCCACGAATGGATGGATAGCCGTGGAGGTCCAGACCAACGGGCAAGACCCGACCATGTTCCCATCAGAGGTCGCAGGAATGAAAGCAATCGGGCCAGTTGACGACGATGTTGAGGAGATCAGCATAACGAAGGAAACCGCAGACGGGATCTTCAAGGCACTACCGAAGAACGGTAACTTACCTGTCTTGCAAAACGCTATGGTCGGGGCTGACGGTGACGACTCAGTGCTGGCGGTGACGGACCTGGACAGCAGCAGGATCTTCAAGGCGCACGGTCCCAACAGTAATTTCCCGGACCTGGATGCTGTGAGGCCCAAACAGGAACCCCTGGCAGCGTTCTTCATGGACGCATATCTCCTGAATGAATTGCTGAAAGTGGTTAGAGACTTCAAGGGGACCAAGAGGCAGGAGTCCTGTTTGCTGTTTGAGGTCTATGAGAACGATCTCAAGAAGGGCAACAGTCCAATCTCCGTTCATGCAAAGAATGAGACAGGCCAACGACTGAGAGCCTTAGTCATGCCCATGCACGGTGAAGATGCTGACGACTTCCGATTCAAGAGTGAGGAGCAGATCGAAGCGGATCAGAAGGCAGCGCGAGAGGCAGCAGCCCAGGAGCCAGAGCCTGACGATCATCAGGGGAA